ATTGTTCTATGAGTGGTTTGATTGGTTTAAAATATGAGGTATTAGAATGGTTTTGTCGCCTATACTTAGTTGACGATGCCAGAGCCATGTTAGAAGGTATTCAAATCATGGAAAGGGCAGCGTTAAACGTCATTAACGAGAAGGATAAATAAATGAGTTCAAAGACGAGATTTCAGATTGAAGCTTCCGTCACAGGGATGGAAGGTGTAAAGAAATTACAGAATTCTATTAAACAATTAAAGAAATCAACATTACCGACTTCGGCTGAGATAACTAAATTACGAACAGCAGCAAAAGAATTAGGAAGACAAAGTGATTTAACAGAGAACGATTTAAGGACTCAAGCAAGTGTTTTTAGGGAACTAAGAGCAAATGTATCTACAACGGGTACAGCGTATAAAAAATTAACTGCTGATATACAAAGGGCTGAAAGAGCTTTAGAAAAGGCTGCTGCGGCAGGTAAACGATCTAGTTTCAGTTTTGGGAAGGCTGCTAAAGGATTAGGGGCTGTTGCTGGTGCAGGTGTCTTTGGTGGTCCTGAAGGTGCTCTTGGTGCATCTCTTGGTTTAGTTCTCTCAGGTGGCAACCCTGGTGCTGCATTAGCTGGTGGTGCTGTTGGAGCACAGCTTGGTATGGGGCGTAGGCAACTAGGAGAGATAGGTATCTATCAGGCTTCACTTAAAAAGCAACGATTAGCTTTAGAGCTTGTTATTGCAGATACAGATAAATATAAAAAAGCCCAAGAGTTTTTAGCAGAGAGTAGTGAAAAACTTGCGATACCTCAAGATGTAATCGTTAGACAATTCACTGCGTTAACGGCTTCAGTAGTTGGTGCGGGTCAATCAGTAGAAGATGCACAAGAGGTATTTCTTTCAATAGCTTCTGGTATTCGTGGTACTGGTGGGACACTCGAAGACATGAAAGCAGCGATGACGGCTACCGCCCAAGTATTCAGTAAGGGCAAGGTATCTGCCGAGGAACTTCGTCAACAACTTGGAGAACGTCTACCAGGAGCGTTCACTATTTTTGCATCGTCTATGGATATGACTCCTGCCCAGTTAGACAAGGCGTTGGAACAAGGTAAGGTTACTTTGCAAGACTTTATGGGATTCAGCAAGTTCCTGTTTAAGGAATATGGTAAAAATGCAGAGATATTAGCAACATCACCCGCCGCCGCAGGTGATAGATTGGCTACTGAGTTTTCAAAATTTAAAGATACTTTTGGAGGGTTCTTTGCAAATATTGGAGCATCACTACAAGACGGAACAACAAATATACTTAAATTTTTTAATACAAATCAAGTAATAATAAAAAAATACGTCACAGACATAGTAAATATCTCTGTTGGTATTGGAACTGTTTTAAAAAAAATATGGACTGATATTTTTGGTGGTCTAGGTCAAGCATTAGTAACTTCCTTTGATTTTATAAAAAAACAATTTAAGAAATTAGCTGATTTTATTAATGGGTTCTTTCAAGGGTTTAAAAAATTATGGGATGCTTTCGCAGAGGCTATGGGGCATCTGGGATTAGGAAGGTTATTTGAAGTACCTTGGATCTC